CCATATAAGAAATATAGACTTATATGGGAAGATCCTACTGGAGATAGTGGATGGATGTCTGATAAAGATATGGAACATTTATCTCCAGCTATTATTACTACAGAAGCATACATTTATTCAAAGAATAAGAAGTATATCAAGACATTTGCAAGTTATATCAGGGAAAGCGATGGATCATACACATACGCTGATGTCAATGTTTTTCCTGCATCTTGTCTTGTAAAGCTGACAAAAATATAATATATCTGAATTAACAAGCCGATTTAAACTGGACTTTGCCCAGTAATGGATAACTAAGAAATGTTTATGACGACAACTTGGATTTAACAATGAAAGGTAAAACACAATGACAGCAACAATAGATCAAGCATTTGTGAAACAGTTTGAAGCTGAAGTTCACATGGCTTATCAACGTATGGGCTCAAAATTGAAGTCCATGGTACGTAATGTCAATGGTGTAAAAGGAAATACTGTTCAGTTCCAAAAAGTAGCGAAAGGTTCTGCTTCAACTAAAGCAAGACACGCTGAGGTTGTCGCTATGAACTCAGTACACTCAAATGTAACTGCAACACTATCAGACTTTTATGCTGCTGATTACGTAGACAAACTAGACGAATTGAAAGTAAATATTGATGAGAGAAACATTGTAGCACAAAATGCTGCATATGCTTTAGGTCGTAAGACTGATGAAATCATCACAGATACTTACAATTCAGGTGCAACTGCACTAGCAAATAACTCTGCTGGTACAACTACTGGTATGAACTTAGACAAAGCTCAGAATGTTTTTGAAATCTTTGGAAACAATGATGTTCCAGATGATGGACAAAGATACTGGGTAGTCGGTCCAAAACAGTGGTCTGACCTATTAGATATAGATCAGTTCTCAAGAGCTGAATATATCGGTGAAGCAGATCTACCTTATAAAGGTGGAATGACAGCTAAAAGATGGTTGTCTTTCATGTGGATGGGTTTTAGTGGTCTACCAACATCTGGTTCAACAGATAGACACACTATGGCTTTCCATAAATCATCTCTAGGTATGGGTGTAGGTTCAGACGTAAGAACTGAAGTTAACTATATCCCTGAGAAAGTAGCACACCTTACAACTTCATATATGTCAATGGGAGCAGTCCTAATTGATGGTGATGGTGTAAGAATCCAGAAGTGTGCAGAGTAGGAGTAAATAATGGCATACGCAACTTCAAATCCAATTAAGAAGATCTCTCAAATGGGAGATAGCAATTCCTTATGGTACTACTCTGACGGAGATGCTATAGGAACTATTGATGATGCAGATTACTTTTTAGCAGCGACAGGCGACCTGAACGCTGGTGATGTAATCATTGTAAACAGTGGTGGATCAAATGGTGTTGTAGATATTGTAATAGTATCAGCAGCAACATCCTCTACAGTAACAGTCGCATTATTATCATAATGATATTGGGGGGATTTATTCCCCCCTTTAAATATGGCAAGTACTAAAGTAGACATATGTGCAAGAGCATTAATTATGATTGGTGCTCAACCAATATCTTCATTTTCAGATGGAAGTACAGAAGCTCTAGTAGCATCAAATATTTATGAGAATATTGTAGAGTCTACACTATCTAGACATAGATGGACCTTTGCTACAGAACAACAACAATTAAGTTTATTAACAGCAACACCAACTGGTAGATATGAATTTGCTTATCAGTTACCAACTTCACCAGATTTATTACAACTAAATACTTTAACTGTTGCTGATGTGCCTATTCAATATGCAAGATATGGTGATAAAATTTTTTTAAATGGATATGGTTCTTCTTCTGCAGTTATTGCTGATTATGTATTCAGACAAGATGAATCACAGTTTCCAGCATACTTTCAACTATGTTTAGAATATCAATTAGCATCTATCTTTGCAGGATCAGTAGCAAGAGATGCAGCTATGATAAAACAGTTTTCTGATTTAGCAGAAAGACAAATATTAATATCTAAGAATATTGAAAGCCAAGAAGTTTCTACAAAGAGATTAAATTCAAAAAGATTTATAACAAATAGATTAACGACCAGGGGGTACTAGTGGCTAGTGTCCTAAGAACAGTATACACCAACTTTTCAAGTGGTGAACTTAACTCATCACTTGTTACTAGAACAGATGCTAATGCATACTTCAATGGTGCTAAAACTTTGCGTAATTGGTATTTATTAGATGAAGGTGGTATTATGCGTAGACCTGGAACTACATTTAAATCTGTATTACCAGGCAAATCAAGAATCATACCTTTTATTTTTTCTAATGATGAACTAGCAGTTTTTGCATTATCAAATAATAGATTAGATATATTTGATAGTTCAGGTGCAAGTATACAAGCTAATATAACATCTAATTGTAATTGGACTACAGCTCAATTATTTGAATTAAACTTTGCACAGTTCGGCGATACGGTATTTCTCACACATAGAAATAATCCTATTATTGAAATCAAAAGAACTAGTGCTAGTAATTTTACTGTTTCTTTATTTGAGTTTGAAGATGATGATACAGTACAAGTAAGTGGTATTAATAAAACTACACAGCCTTTTTACAAATATGCACCTACATCAGTAACAGTTACTCCTTCTGCTACAAGTGGAACAGGCGTTACACTTACAGCTAGTGCTAATACTTGGGATGTAAATCATAATGGTACGTATTTAACAATTGGTGGTAAACAAGCAAAGATAACTGGATATACAAGTGCAACCGTAGTTACTATTACAATATTAGAAACATTAGCTGGAACTACTGCTGAAGCAGATTGGGAAGAACAATTAATATCTGCTGTTAGAGGTTTTCCACAAGCAGTTACTTTCCATGATAATAGATTATATTTTGCTGGAGTAAGAGATGCTCCTGCTGCTGTAATAGGATCACAAGTAGGTGGGTATTTTAATTTTGATGTAGGATCAGGTAATGCTGATGAAGCTGTAAATGTATTTGTGTCTGGCGATAGAGTAAACGAAATTAGACATTTAGTATCTTCAAGAAACTTACAAGTATTAACAGATGGTGGTGAATATTTTGTGCCGACATCCACAGATACTTCTGCTGTAACACCAGCTAATATAACATTTTTAAGACAAACACCATATGGATGTAGCAGAGCAAAGCCAATAGTATTTGATGGTGCAACTTTATATGCACAAAAGAATGGTAAATCTATTCGTGAATATTTATTTAGTGATGTTGAAAATGCTTATGCATCTACATCTATTTCTATATTAGCATCACAGTTAATTAAATCACCAGTAGATATGACTATGATAACTGGTTCAACAACTAGACCAGAACAGTTTGCTTTCTTTACTAACAATGATGGAACACTTGCATTATTCCATAGTGTTAGAGCAGAAAAGATAGCAGGTTGGACACAATGGGAAACAAAGACAGGAGATAAGTATACTAGTATAACTGCAATCAATGAAAATTTATTTTGTGTTGTTGAAAGAAATTTAGAAGGATCTACACAATACACTTTAGAAAAATTTGCTGAACAAGATGATTTAACATTAGATTGTTCTGGAGCAACTACAGTCAATCAACAAGGCACTCCATTAGTCAATGGTGCTTCTCAATCAGGTTCAACATTAAATGTTGATGGATATACTAGTAGTCCAAACATAGGAGATAGAATTACTATTAATGGAGTTACTGGAACATATGAAATACTAACAGTTACTGCTACATCTACTGGACATACATTAGTTTTAAATCAAGCACTAAATTCTTCACCTGCTGACGATGCTCCAATTACAATTACATCAGGTCGTGTCCATAACAGTCCATCTCATTTAACTGGGGAAACAGTTAATGCTGTTGATGGTACTTTTTCTTTAGGTAGTCTTACAACATCTGGAAGTGATACTATTACATTTGAAGAAGCCCATAATGCAGGTGTTATAGTAGGATTTAATTATGATCCTAGTTTAGAAACAATGCCTATAGATAGAGAAGTTGCTACTGGTCCATTGACTGGTGAAATAAAAAGAATATCTAGGGCAGTTATAGATGTATCAGATACACTAAATGTAGCTTTACAAGCAGCAGATAATACTGCTAAAAGTTTAGTTATAAGACAGGTTGATTTTAGTATTGATAATCCAATCACACCTGTTACTGGTAAAAAGGAGTTTTTCTTTTTGGGATATAACAGACAACCAACATTAAAGATAACACAAACAGCACCCTTGCCTTTGAAGGTTTTAGGTGTAGCATTAGAGGTAGTATACTAAAATGGGCGTAGAAACAGCATTATTAATATCAGCAGGAGTAGGAGCAGTAAGTAGTGTAGCTAATGCACAAGCTGCAAATGCTGCTTTAAATAATGATATAGCAAGATATAAAGATGAAAAAAAATATGCAGAGCTTAGAGCTTTACAAGATGAAAATGCACGTAGACGTGTAATGGATGAAACACTTGCTGCTAATAGAGCTATTGCTGGAGCTGCTGGTATATTAGATGATAGTAGATCATTTTTATCTATACAAGAAGATGTAGTATCAAATGCAGTAAAAGATATACAATCAATTAGATTAAATTCAAAGATAGCTAATTCAAAATATGATCAAGCTATAATTAATTCTAAAATTGAAAAACAACAAGTAGCATATAATGCAATAGCTGATGTATCTAGTTATGCTGCAAATGGATGGAATTACTATAAATATTATAATCCAGCACCAAAAACAAAAACAACAGGGATAGGTCCAGGAGAAAGTACAGCTAGATTTGGAACTCCACTAGCAGCAGGATTACAAAAATAATGGTTTTACAAAGAGGAGCAGAACTTAATAGAGGAAAAAGAAGAACACTTCTTGAGAATCCTTTTGGAGTTGTACAAACTAATACAGCCAGTCTTGGAACTATAGGTGGTAAGTTAGCAGAAACAGCTGAAAAGATAACTTTATTCCAAGCTGATATAATGGATAAAGAATGGCAAAATGATTTTGATACAAGCTCTAGTGCTTTTATAGTAGAAGAAACTAGAAAAGAATTACAAAGCACAAATCCAGATTTAGTAGGATTACAACAAAAATTATTATCATACAAAGATAAAGCATTAGGAGAAGCACCACAAAGGTTTGCAAACTATATTACAAACAAACTTGATGTAGCGTTTTCTGAAAACATTAACTTAGTTACAGATTATGCAAATGATTTGAAATACACAAATTTACTTACAAAAACACAAGAACTAGAAACTAGCAATATTGCATCAACTACTAATTACATAGATCAGATTATTAAAAATAATCCTGGAGATATTGAAAAACAAAATATGTTAATTGAAACACATTATACAAATGTTGTTACTCCTGCTATAAATAGAATAGCTAAAAACTACGAAACATTAAATCAACTTAAACCATTAAAGATTACACCAACAGACATAGAAGTTAATGTAAGAGCCTTACAAACAGATTATTCATCACAAAAATTTTACTCAAAAATGAAAAGTATTATTGGTGCGATAGATTTTGACAACTCAACAACAGAAAGTTTATCAAGACAACTTATTGAAGCTAATGATGTTATTGATGATATGATTGAAAACTTTGTTACTAATCCAGAATCTAGAGATATAAATAATTTATCTGATTCAGAGGTTGAATCTATTAGAAAAAATTATGTAGCTCAAAAAGAACAACTTTTAAACTTTAATAATAAAAGAATTAAAATGGCTGAAATAGCAACAAACACTATTATAGCTGAAAAATCACAGTTTGTAATAGATACATATATTAATGATCCTCAGAAAGCATTGAACTCTAGTATATCAGATGTATTAGAAATAGTAGCCAATGATGATTATTTGTTTCAAAATCCAACTACAGCTATGGCTACAATACAAGAATCACTTAATGCAATAAGTATTCATAAATCACTAAAATCTATATATGACAAGTATAATGGTATTTTTCCAGAAGCAACTACTCTAAAAGAACTAATTAAAAATGATACTGATATTGAACTAACAGATAAACAATTAATCCAATACAGAAATACTATGATAGGTGTTCCATCAAAAACTACTAACGAATATATGATGATGGTACAAGATGTAAAAACTATTCCTGGATATGGTGAACCTATGGTAGGGAAAACTGTAGATCAAATAAATTTAGAAAAAGAAAATTTATATCAAATAAAAGCATTTGAATACAATATGAAGATGGGAAATATGCCCATGGATGGCAGAGATACCTTTGCTAAAGTAGATGCTATCATAAGTGCAAGTGGTGATGGTATTAGCAGTACAGATGCAGCACAATTACAAAATACATTTGAATTTTACAGACTATCTAAAAGTTTAAATCCATTAGCTTTTTATGAAGCAGGATATGGTGAAGTAAGTGATTTCTTTTTGTATCTAGATAAAACAAGAGGTGAGCCATATTTAAATGTAAACATTACAGATATTGAAAATATTAGACGTTTGTATACAGAATATAGAGATAATGTAAAAGCAGGATTTGACTTTGATAAAGCAAATGAATTTGTAAACAAAAGTGGATTAGATGCTATGAACTCAAGTTTTATAGAAAGTAGAGTTATTGATGATGCACAAACACAATATGGTCCAGTTGCATTATTTAACTGGGTAAGAAATAAAATACCAAGTTATTTACCTTTTGGTCTAGATGAAGATGATAAGAAACAAAAGACTAGTAGTTATACAGATTTGTTTGGATTATCAGAGTTTGAAAAATTATCACTAGCAATAACACAACCAGTGTTTTTTAAAAGTGATGCATCAGAAGCAGCAGAAACAAGACTTATAAACTTACCTCCAGATATAGAAGCACAATTAAATTCTATATATACAACCTCATTAAATAAGTTAGTAGACTTTAGTTTGGTAGATAGTAATCCTGATAAATTAAGAAAAGATATAGAGAATAATCAAAAACTAGCTATGGATATGACTATAAGAAAATTAAGAGATGAAGGTTTTGGAGTTAGTAAGTATGAATCATCAGGTCCAGGTTTAACATTAGCATATCAACCTGTAGACGATAAAATTATTTATGAAAGATTAGAAGATAAAGATATGTACATAGCAGTGCATTTTTACAATCGTGTAAAAGATATGGAAGCAAAATATAATACAGAAGATTATAATTACATGATGGAAAACTATCCTCAGTTTTACATTAATAATTTTGGAACTGATCAAGAAAACAAAGTTGAATTTAATTTAGCAAGAGCATATGAAATAGCTATTGAAAAAGATGGAGTATTTTTAGAAAGAGTACCTGGCACTGATGTATATAGATATAACTTAGATCCTAATTATTTTTACGCACAAAACCAAAGACTTGAGTTAGATGGAGATATTGATGAAGCACAATACTTTAGTCCAACAGGAACACTAGTTACTGAAAAAGGAGAAATAATCAGTAATGCAAATATTATAAGTAATGCAATAAAAAGATATCTAGATGAAAACCCATTAGATTTTGCACAAGATCTTGGTATTGACCAAGAAACTTTAGAATCAATTTTTACAAAGGTTATGTATCCAGGTGTTAAATTTATGACTAGTGAAGAAGAAATTATGAACTACATTGATAAACAAAGTGTTCATACTTTTAATATACAGTAATGGCAAATGTAGTATACAAAGGTTTTCATAAGAATCACGTTTCAAGAACAGTAGATAATGAATCTAGTTTAGATAAGTTTTTTTCTAGACCAAAAATGGAAGGAATCCAAAAAGGATTTGTTGATGAAAATAGTGTAGCTTTATCATACACAACATTCACAGAAAGAAATAGAAAGAACTTTACACCTGATCCAGAGTACAACCCATTCTATGATAAAAGTTTAGCTCCATTTGTAAATAATATGGACTATTTTCAATTTTCAGAAAGTGCAAATGAAACCAAATATTTAATGACTAAACTGCAAGAAGAAAATGACATTATACAAGCAAACCCTGGAGCATATTTTATTGGAAGATTAACAGGTGCTATATTAGATCCTATTAGTTTATTTGCTTTTAGTGCAAAAGCATTTAGAACAACGCAAGGTGCTTTAAATGTAAAAAAGGTAACAGGAGTTATGGCAGCTGAGGAGCTATATAAACAAACAATAGATAAAACAAGAGAACAAGAACTAACATATATAGTTCCTTTTGGTACACTTATAACAACAGGATTACTTAGTGGTATATCAAGACTTAGAAACAAAGAAGGTGGTGAGGCTATTGCTAAATACAATAGAGATATGGATAGGCTTGATAGAAAAGAAACTGAGGTTGCAAGTACAAAAATTGTAGATCAAGATGATATAGATACTAGAATTTTTGATCCTAATAAAAAAGTTAAACCACAGTCTGTAGGAGCTAGTGCTTCTGCTGAATCAAAAGGTGTGTCTTATAATGATGATTTATGGGATGAGGCTTTTGTTAAAACCTATACAGGATTAGAAGATACTCCTATTACACCTATGTTTAGAGCCATACAATCTAAACTATTATCAGTTAGACAAATAGCTACAGATATGATGGATACAAAGTTAATACAAAATAAAAATTTAAAAGGTATAGAAACAACAAGATCTATAGAATCAAATATTGCAAGAAAAAATTTATATGTAGTAGATAATATTCGAGCAGTTAAAGATGCATATAAACAATATTTAAAAAGAGTTTATGAAGAAAACAACCTCGGCACACCAAACTTAAAAAATAGAGCTAAGAACTTTTTTAAGAAAAATAATATTATGTCAGAAGTAGAATTTAGAAAACAAGTATCTAAATCTTTGATAGCTAGTAATTTTGGACAAGGTAGATTATTGCCAGAAGCAGTAAATGTAGCCAGAACAGTAAGAGAAAATTTCTTTACGTTAATTGGTAGAGAAGCAGATGCAGAAGAATTATTTAGTTTATATTCAAAACTTATTATAGCAGGTTTGAAAAAAACTAGAGATGGAATGAGAAGTAGAGGTGAAACAAAGGTAGTTCAAAAAAATAAAGAATACTCATTACAAGATATAATGAAAAGAATAGATGATGAACAAGCTAGATTAGACACAATAAATGCAACTGGTCCTTTAAGAAAAGATTTTTTACCTAGATACTGGAGAAGAGATCTAATTAGAAAAGATATAAATCAGTTTAAAAAAGACTTACTTATTGCATTTAAAAACAAAGGTATACAAATGACATCTAAAGAGTTAGATGAGGTAGCAGATGACATATTAACATCTATGCCATTTAACAAATTACCAAAAAATCCAATAGGTAAAGATGATACATTTGATTTAGAGTTTGCTTTTCAAGCATCAGGTATATCTAAACATTTAAGAAATAGAGTTTGGAATTTTGATGATGAGCATCTATTAGCAAGAGGATATATGGAAGATGATATTAGTTTGATTATGAAACAGTATTTTAATTCTATTATGCCTGATATTGAAATATCTAAAGTATTTGGTGATGTTGCCATGATGGGTATTAGAGGACCTGGATATAAACCAGGCATAGCACAATTAAGAATAGAGTGGGATAATTTTATAAATAAAACTGCACCAAAGAAAACTAAACCAGAATTAAGAAAAAAGTTAATTGGTGAAAGAGATCAAGATTTAAGAGATATAGAAGCATTAAGAGATTTGCTTAGAGGTACACGTGGATTACCATCAGATCCAAGTGCTGCATTACCAGCTGCTATTAGAACATTAAAGAATGTTCAAAACATGATTTTTTTACAAGGAGCATTATCAGCTGTTCCTGACATGGCAAGATTAATTATGCAAAATGGTTTGAAAAATACTTTTGGTCAAATACTAGATACAGGTTTTTCTGGAATGTCTAGACAAGTTATGAAGCTATCAAAAAGAGAAGCTGAAATGGCAGGTGAAGCATTAGATTTATTATTTGCAGGTAGAGCATCTATTATTGGTAACGTAGATGATATGGTTTTTGGAATGAATAGTATTGAAAGAGCAACATCCAGCGCCAACTCGTTATATTTTACCTTTATTAACATGATGAATGTTTGGAATACAGGAGTAAAAAGAGGTTCTGCATTTATAGGAAGCACCAAAATATTACAATTATCAGAGAGATATATAAAAGGTACTATAGGTAAAAGAGAATTAGCTAAACTTACAAAAATTGGAATAAATAGAGATATGGCTAAAAGAATATTTGAACAATACAAAGAGTTTGGTTTAGGTGTAAAAGCAAAAGAAACTGGTGGTATGAAAATAAATAGAATAGCTAGATCAGATACTTGGGCAGATAGAGAAGCTGCTAACGCTTTTAGTAATGCACTTAGACAAGAAATTAGAACTACTATTGTTACTCCAGATAAAGCAGATGTACCATTATGGATGAACTCACAATTAGGTGGTGTATTATCACAATTCAAAAAATTTGGTATGGCTGCTACACAAGCTATTTTGATGAGAGGTTTACAAGAAAGAGATCAAAATTTCTTTACTGGAGTTATATTCTTAGTAGGGTTAGGAGCTATGGTTGATATGTTAAGAACAAGAGCATTTGATAGAGATTACAGCAAAAAGAAACTAGGTGATAAAATAGCTAGTGCGATTGATAGATCTGCAGTTATTGGTATATTTAGTGATGTAAACAGAATGATAGAAGTAGCAAGTAATAATGAATATGGTATAGCTCCTGCATTAGGTGCAGGTAAGCCTTATGATTCAACATATAAACAAAAAATGGGATTAGTTGGACCAAGTGGTAGTTTAGCAGCTAATTTATATGAAATAATGTTAGATACAGGTAGTGGTAATTATGATTACACTACAGCCAGAGCAATACGAAGGTCTTTACCTTTGCAAAATATATGGTATTTAGATGGTATCTTTGATAGGTTTGAAAAAAGTATAAGATAATGGCATTACAAATAAGTGATACAACACCTAAAAATCAATATACAGCTACGTCTGGACAGACTACATTTGCTGTTAGTTTTGAATTTTTTGACGTAGCAGATTTAAAAGTTTTCAATGGTACGACACTCCTTACTTATGACAACTCACCTTCATCTGCATCACAATACAGCGTAATTGGTGCAGGTGTAACAGGTGGGGGATCTATAACACTAGGTGGCTCAGGTGCTACCCTGAATGATGTTATTACCATTATTAGAGATGTAGCTATTGCTAGAACTTCTGACTTTCCAGTATCTGGTAATTTTCCAATACAAACTCTAAATACAGAATTAGACAAGATTGTTGCTATGATGCAACAGTTAGAAGAAAAGTTTTTAAGAACATTACAATATCCTGTAACTAGTACTACAACCTTCAATGCAGATTTACCTGGAGAGCTGATTGCAAACAAAGTCCTTGCTATTAATAGTTCTGGTGATGGATTTGATGCTACTCAAGAACTGGGTGTATTTAGAGGTAACTGGGCTGCAAGTACAAGTTATAACAAAAGAGATTTAATTAAAGACACATCCACAAATAATGTATTTATTGTATTAGAATCACACACATCATCTGGTTCTCAGCCTCTTACTACAAATGCAAATAGTGCAAAATATGAATTAGTAGTAGACGCTGCAACAGCTACTACGTCAGCTACAAACGCTGCTAGTTCGGCATCTGCAGCATCTACTTCAGCAAGTAACGCAGCGGCATCAGCCACAACTGCTACAACTAAAGCAACTGAAGCTGCTACATCAGCAACTAATGCAGCGACATCTGAAACTAATGCAGGAACATCTGCAACAACTGCTGGTACACAGGCTACAAATGCAAGTAACTCAGCGACAGCGGCTGCTTCGTCTGCAACAACTGCATCTACACAAGCCTCTACTGCAACTACAAAGGCTTCTGAAGCATCTACATCTGCTACAAATGCAGCAACTTCTGCCTCTACAGCTACAACTCAAGCTACTAATTCTGCTAACTCAGCTACTGCTTCTGCTACTTCTGAAACTAATGCTGGTAATAGTGCGACTGCCGCAGCTACATCAGCAACTAATGCTAGTAATTCTGCGACAGCTGCCGCAAATAGTGCAAATGCTTCAGCCACAAGTCAAACTGCTGCTGCTTCAGCACAAACTGCTGCTGAATCTGCAAGAGATAGTGCTTTAGCTTCTTTTGATAGTTTTGATGACAGATACTTAGGACCAAAGAGTTCAGATCCTACTGTAGATAATGACGGAAATGCTTTGGTTGCTGGTGCTTTATATTTTAATTCTAGCTCTGGAGCTATGAAAGTTTACACAGGAAGTGCATGGGTAGATGCTTATAGTTCAGGAACTACTTTCTTAACAAAGTCAAACAATTTATCTGATTTACCAAATGCAGGAACTGCTAGAACTAATATGGGTGTAGCTATTGGATCTGATGTCCAGGCTCATAGTTCAGTATTAGATGCAACTACTTCTTCTTATACTACAGCTTTAAATACAAAGTTAAGTGGTATTGAAACAGGAGCAACAGCAGACCAGACTGCTAGTGAGATAAGAACACTTGTAGAAAGTGCCAGTGATAGCAACGTGTTTACTGATGCTGACCATACAAAATTAAATGCTATAGAAGCAAGTGCAACTGCCGATCAAACAGGTGCAGAGATCAAAAGTGCATACGAAGGTGAATCTAATACTAATGCTTTTACTGATGCAGAAAAAACAAAATTATCTGGTATAGAATCTTCTGCTACAGCAGATCAAACTCAATCAGAAGTAACTGCTTTAGTAGAGTCAGCTGCTCTAGATATGGGTAGTAACGATATTACAACTACAGGTAAAATTAAGTTTGCAAATATGTATGCACAACTTAGTGATTTACCTAGTGCTACTACTTATCATGGTATGTTTGCACACGTTCATGCAACAGGTAAAGGTTACTATGCTCATGGTGGTGCATGGATTGAACTAGCAAATAACAGTCAATTAGGTGCATATCAAACAACATCTGGTTTAAATGGTGCGGTTGATACACATTTAAATCAATCAACTGCAGCAACTGGTGAAGTTCTTAGCTGGAATGGTAGTGATTATGATTGGATTAGTAATGCAGGTTTTTCAAATTCAGATTTCGATAATAGATTAGCAACCAAAACAACAGCAAACTTAACAGAAGGTTCTAATCTTTATTATACTGATGAAAGAGTAGACGATAGAGTATCTAGCTTAATAGTAGCAGGAAACAATATTACTACTGCTTACAATGATACTGCAGGAACTCTTACTATTAACTCAGCAGGAAGTGGCAACACATCAAGTCCTGAAATTTATGGGTTTGTAGTAGATCAAGCTACAGGTAGTTTATCAGTAACTACAACAAATGGTGGACAAGATAATATTAGTTCATCAACGTATGCAACATTTGATGATGTTGTGTATGCATCAACAGGTTTTACTTGGTCTGTAACAGCATCAGGTGAATTAAGAGCAACAATATAATGGAGAATAAAATATGGCTACAATAGACTTAGGCAAAATATCTTTTGTCAACAAAGGCACTTGGTCTAGTTCTACTGCCTATACTGAAAGAGATGTCGTTCAGTATACCGACAATGGTATACTTTCGTCTTATGTAGCAGTAGCAAATTCCACAAACCAAGTACCCTCAACAAGTGGAACAGTTAATAGTTCTAATTGGAACTTTTTAGCAAAAGGTGGAGCATCAGGTGATTCATTTGGATTATCTAATAATCAAATCCCATTGAAAGATAATAGTGGTAATCTAGGTGGATTATCAATTGGTACTGCAGGTCAAGTATTGAAAGTAAACAGTAATGCAAATGGTTATGAGTTTGGTGCTGCAGGTGGTAGTAGTGATATAGTTGAGATAGGTTCAGCAACTGTATCTGGTCAATCATCTGGTAGTGTAACCGATATTGATATACAGCCTACATATAATAGCAGTTTATATTATATGTATAAGGTTGTTGGTTGGATAGATACTCATTCTGCAGATGCTTTAAGATGTAGACTTCTAGATACTAGTGGAAATCCTGTAACAACTAGTAGCTATAAGTTTATAAAGCACTGGGCAAAACAAACCACAGTAAGTGGTGGAGGTAGCGTAGGTGGTCAGAAACAAGGAAACGGAGGAGGTGATAATAAGTGGGATCTTAGTGTATTTGCACCTACTTTTTTCCAAGGTTATGCTTTATCAAACTTTGTTTATTACCACACTCCTCAAGGTTGGGGTAGTGGTTGGAGTAACAATGGTTACAAAAGTATGTGGGGATGGCATACTGTACAAGGTTCAGGTAATGATATGCCAACACCACAAGCATTTAATGGTAGATTTGATGGTAGTGCAGCCCAACATAACGGACTCAGATTTTCTTTTCTCTATGCAGGATCAGTTAAAGATGCAGTAATTAAATATTATGGGTTCAAGAAATAAGGAGTAAATATGTCAAAAAAAATATTAGTAAATAATGTTCTAAGAGATGCTACTGATGAAGAATTAACTCTGGCGGAAGCAGATAAAATACAAGCAGAAGAAGAAAAAGCTGCATATGATGCAGCTGTATCTGCAGAAAATTCTGCATTAGCAAGTGGTAATACTAAGTTATTAGACTTAGGTTTAACACAAGAAGAAATCACTGCTCTTACAGGTTATGCACCTTCTGAATAATGTGTGAATTTTGTAATGGCGAATGTGTTTGTAGGTAATGCCTAGTCTTTCAGATAAAACTGAAATAGGCTTACCTCTCAAAAATCTATTAGGATTATTAGGTGTTACTGCAACTGCAGTATGGGCATATTTTGGTGTCATTGAAAGACTTAATAATATAGAAACTAGAGCTACTCTATTTGAAGCTGATCTGGTAAAAAATGCAGATCAAACTCCTATAGATCAGGAACAGTTTATGCTTTTAGAATTTGTATCAGAACAAGTAGAAGGTATGTCTGAAGATCTAGAAAACATGGCACATAATAAGGTTAATATTATGAGATTACAAACTGATGTAGAGAAAGCCCTGGAAGATATAGAAGAACTAAAAGATAAAGTAAGAGCAAACGGATATGATAACTAAAGTAATTATAGCATTATTATTGTTTTCACAAGGCACTATGATTGAACACACTGTAACAGATGGTATTAAAGATTGCCTTGAAAAGAAAAGAATCATTGAACGCAATATGCAATCAGATACTGCAAGAGTATCATGTGCTAAAGTTGAAGCACAAATAGAAACTATAGAAGGTGTTGAATTTATAAGATCAATGAGTAAAGTAAAGTAATGGCTACACTACAAGAAGTACAAAAAGAACTTAGATCTCTTAAGAAAGAAGTAAGAGAACTAAGAACACATAACAAGTTTTTATTAGATAGACTTGATTTAGCACATGAAAAAAATGCTAAATTAAGAGAAGAAAAAAACAACATGACTGTAGATGATGTTGTGTTAATGCAGAAATCTAAAGCTGAATATGCTGCATCTCTAGAAAAATCAATTAGTGAACAATTATCTATGCAAGAAAAAGTACATTTAAATTCATCAGGATTACCCAATGGTAACACAGTCAGAGAGAATAAATAGATTAGATAAAGATATCCTATTAATCAAAAAGGATATCGAAGTTATTAAAAATAATCATCTTAAACATATTGAATCTGATGTATCTATGATTAAGAAAGTCATGTGGTCTGTTGGTTTCCTAGTATTTTCTAACTTACTAGCTATTATAATGACACAAATAAAGTGAAGTTTTATTTAATTATTTTATTCTGTGTTCAATCATTAACATCCCCTTTAGAAGAAAGTTGTGTAGCAGAACCGCTATATGAACCATTTAATAGTATACCAGATTGTCTTGCATATGTGGATAACTTTAGATACAGTTTAAGAAATAACGAGGATTTGTATGTAACAGGTTTCTGTACACAAAAGGATTATGACACAATATAATAATTTAAAAGAGAGGATTAAAGAGCATGAAGGATATTGCGAAACTGTTTATAAAGATACACTGGGATTTGAAACTGGTGGCTATGGACATAAGATCATACCTGGTGAGGATATACCGACAGACAGAGATGGATGGGAAAATTTATTTGAGAAAGATTTTCAAAATGCAGTTGATGGTGCTTCGAGGATTCTTGATGGTTATGATATTAATAACACAGCTCGTGAAGTTATTATCGAAATGGTTTTTCAAATGGGTGAAGGTGGTGTATCTAAATTCAAAGGTGCTTTATCTAATCTTAAAGAACAAAGGTATTCAGAATGTGCCACAGAAATGTTAGACTCAAGATGGGCAAATCAAACACCGAACAGGGCAAAAGCTCTAGCCTCAGTAATGGAAGAGATCAATGCTTAATTTACTCGGACCTGTCGCTGGAGCAGTCTTTAAAACAATTGATAAAGTTGTCGATAATAAGGGAGAGGCTGACAAACTTAAAGCTAAAGTACAAGAAAAGATTATTGCAGGAGAACTAGCACACTTAGAAGGTGCTGCTAAAATTATACAAACAGAAGCACAAGGAGGATTCTTACAAAGAAACTGGCGACCAATAATGATGTTGGTCTTTGCTGGTTTAATGGTAGCTCATTGGTTTGGATTTACTGCACCCAACATACCTGAATCTGTACAGAACTCTCTATTGAATATTATTTTAGTGGGAATCGGAGGGTACACTGTTGGAAGATCAGCCGAAAAAGTTGCAGACAGATTTAAAGATAGTAAAAAGGGGTAGGGGTAGACCTAGGAAGGATGAAATTACCCCTTCTACGGCTCTTAAAAGAGAAAAAAACGCTAGAATTCTTGTTATCTCTGACCTTCATGTTCCTTATCATCACAGTGATAGTTATAGGTTCTTGGAGTCTTTGGCTGCTAAGTATAATCCTACGAATGTTATTCATATCGGAGACGAAATGGATTGGCACTCAATTAATGTTTCTCACATAATCAATCCAGATCTACCTAGTCCTGCTGATGAACTAGAAATCGGTAGATATCATATGAAGAAACTAGAGTCTATGTTTCCTGTAATGACTATACTAGAATCTAATCATGGATCTATGATACTTAGACGTGCTATGGCAAAAGGTATGTCTAAGTTCTTTCTCAAAGACTATAATGAAATACTAGATGTAGGTCATGGTTGGGTATGGAAAGAATCTCATTGGGAAGATACTGATATGGGTAGAGTTTACTTTGCACATCAAGTATCTAAGAATATTGTAAAGGCAGTACAGATGATGTCTGCTTCAGTTGTCCAGGGGCACTATCATACCCAGTCAAATATAGAGTATGTAGGTAACGACTTTCATCTTAACTGGGGTATGTCTGTAGGTTGCCTTGTAGATAAAAAATCTATGGCTATGGCTTACATGAAAGTAAACATGGCTAAACCAATCTTATCTTGTGGTATTATTACTAATGGTGTACCATCTATAGTTCCAATGTTATTGAGGAAAGATGGTTCATGGGATGGCAAAGTATACATCTAAAGATAAAAAATATTTTATAAAAATAATTGAACACGGATGTTGTGTTCCAGGTTGTATGTCAAATACACCAATGAATGTTCATCATCTACGTGGTAGCCAGGTTCAACATAATAGATCTAATCAGCTTGTAGTACCATTGTGTTTTGAACACCATTCAGATCTGACATGGGGTAAGTATAAACCAGAACATAAGTTTTGGGAACATCATAATTTTGATGCAGTGGAATATGCTAATGAATTGTACTTGAAGCACGAACCTGAACAACATTAAGTTCAGTCATACGTTCTTTGATAGCATCTGTAGTTTGATTCTTTTTTATTTTTTTGCCTGATAGCGAAGCTGCCATGATGGCATATGCTGCAAAAATAGTATCGGTATCATAACCGAATTGTTTTAAGTAGACACTGTAATCATTGAGTGTGTCTACAAGTTCGTCAAGTTCTCCTTTAACAATCATTGTCATTTACTCTTTCTATCATTTTACAGGTGGCAATACTAGGAGTCATTATTTGCGAAGATAACAATTGAAAAAGTATCACCACCTTATTCCCCAACAACCTAGCTAGGTGAAGGTTTTACCTTACATAACGCAGGGGAAACTTTTAAAATGGTATTGGATCATCTGGTAGATCATCATTGATGTCTTTAGTAGGTGCTTGTTTAGCATCACCTTTACCACCTAACATCTTCAAAACACCAGTTACTCTTGGTATAATGATAGAAGTATTATACTTTTTGTTACCACTTTTATCTGTGTATTCAGACACATCTATCTCACCTTCAAGATACAACATAGTACCTTTCGATACATAGGTCTTGATAGTGTTTGTTAAATTAGGATCAAAGGTAGTAATCTTGTGCCAAGTAGTTTTCTCTTGCCACGTACCATCTTTGGTCTTGATCTTCTTTGATGTAGCTAAACTAAAGTTAGCATATTCATCACCTTTACTGGTAGCTTTGATCTCTGGATCGACACCCAATCTACCTACTAATATTACTTTGTTAATCATATTACCTCCTTAATTGTACTAGATTATCTTCTTCAGGCTTAACCTTTGGTTTAGGAAAAGCCTTATCAATCTTCTTAATGATATCATTCATTAATAGATTTTCACACATTCTAATTGCTTTCCTCTTAGCAGTTGAGTAAGAATCCCAATCAGATTTATGTTGATTCTTGATGAGAGTATCATCAATAGTCAATCTCCATTTAGTAACAGAGTCTTGAAAGCGAGGTGTTACCTTCACTATATTCACTATAATGTTTAGGCTATGCCCATACGCTATAGTTGTTTGGTAATGTCCAGCTCTTATACACTTCATGCAATCTCCTTAACTTTTGATTTATCAACATTAGATTTAATATCTGATTTGATTTTCTCAACATACTTACTGTTGTCATGCATACCTAAGAATACATCTGCACTTACACCAACATGAGATAATGCTTTAGTCAATGCATCAGTCATAGCTTTCTTAGTACATTCATCATCTAACTTACCATTAGTTTTATGTAATGATTGTACAGATGATACTGGTCCATAAGTTTGGATTGGTGTTTCTAACCATACACCTACCTCTGCAAATACATTTAAATCAGTATATGTATAGTTACACGTCCAACCCCAACCAATACCACATGGACCGAACACTTCAGTCATCTTCATAATCTGATACATTGGATCAATGGTAGTTAGTTCACCAAAGCCTTTGTTGATTCTTTTAGTGAATCTAGGATCAGTAGTTTTTAGTTGATCCCAGTATCTTTTGTTTGGTTCGTTTAGTATTTTATCAGTCATTAGTTCCTCCTATGCTGTCGAAGTCTACAAGATCTGCAGGTACTTCATTATTAGTTATATGTTGCCAAAACATTTCCTCTGCCTTGATTAGTTTCTTTTGAAACTTCTTGTCAGCTTGTACATGAAATGATTTCCATTTGTTATTACCAAAGATAATAGACAACCATGCTTGAGGTAAATTACATACGATCATATAGTGTTGTATCTGTGGGTAATATCTTTCAAGTATAGTATCATCTTTAGTAAATGCGTGTACGTGTTTGGCTTCAAATACACCTAATGGTTTTAGATTCTCATTCAATACATATCCGTCAATGTTAGCTAACATGAATGGATATTTCTTGATAGTGATAGTTTCATTTGATTCTTTGACTGGTAAATCTGTGTTTGCAGCAAACCAATCTCTATTGAAATCCTCGGTATATATACCAAGTTGTACTGGTAGTACAAAAGAAAGATCTTCGTTTTCTTTTATACCTTTCTTGATTTCATATAGTTCTTTCCAATTACCAGCAACTATTTTACCAGCATCACTTCCTCCTAGTCCTGAGTTTCTGTCTATAAGTTTCTTTTGCTTGTGTATATTCATTCGTCCTCCTCGTTATTATTTCGTCAAATCGTATCTTATCATTCCATAGTTCTTTCGCCATAGCTCTCGCTGTAGGGTGTACATATGGTTTAGTAAGTTCTATACGTAATGCTTGGGCAGTTTCTTTGTCATGCTTGAGATAACAAAAGTAACAAACTTTATCAATCCACCACTGCTTACGTTGCATTGGGTCTGACATATTATAATTTTTTTTAGGTTTATTACGTAGTTTATTATCACTTGCAAATTTCCTGACTAAAAGTTTAACGTCTATCGTAGTCATCTATCGCTCGTTGTAGATACCACATAGCTTTCTGTAGATCTACAACTCCTCCTTTATGATTGTGTCTTACAATATATTTCACAACATTACCAAGAGGATATGATAGTTTTTTATCCATTATAAAATCATATGTTTCAATTGTTCCTTGTTTGTAATGACTCGGATTTATTTGATCTGTCATATGGATTCCACCTCACATCTATTAATCTATAAGACTTACCACTATATACTGATTTTTGTGGTGTGCCTATACTTAAATCAATATCTTTTAATCTACTTGGTGTAAGCATCATTACTTCACCTTTATGTACTGCCTGGATAGTATAGTTCTTATCAATGGCTTGTTGTATTTCATAATCTCTAAGTGAGATATACATTCCTTTCCATAGTTTCTTAACGACTCTTGTTTTTGTTTTCATATCTACTCCTATTAAAACATCTTATACATTGTTTCTCTTTAGTATAATGATCTAGTTGTATCATCATATACATAGTGCTCCATTTCTTACAAGAGGTACACTTATGTAATTGTTTTTCTTCTTCACTAATAAATATTTTTTTCATTGATTGAATGATGGGAGTACGAGGAGGAGGAAGATGAAGAAGTGTACTCCCATCTAAATCTCTACGCTGCTTGGCTAAACCAAGACATGTTAGACACTTTCCTCTCTCTATCATAGCGAGTATTTACTGAATCGCTAGGATAATGTGTACTCCAGTGTGTAATTGCTTGATATGCACTGAATTTATTAGGTCCAAATTGTTGTGCATAGTTACCATTGTACTCATCAAGAATATAATTCTTGTGCTGCTGATTGACATGACTCTTGTCAGTACGTGTTGGTTGAAAGCATAGTCTATCTACCTCAGCGTGTAACTGGTTGTCATCTACTGGTACATCTAACCAGTTAGTCATGTAGTTATGTACAGTATGTAGTCCATCCATAGCTGAATATAAACCAGGTAATGCTAGTTTAATTTCATTATTACCTTTATGTGCAGTATTCAAACTGATATCCCATACTGAACTCTTAAGTCCATTAAGACATAACCATAGGTAGAAACCTAGATCAAATCTGAATGAACGCATACCATTGTAGCTGTTCCATATCACAGCTTCTAGACCAATGGATGTATCTTTGAATGGTATCTGATACTCTGGTAAAGTAAATCTGGTAGCCATAACAGCACCATGATTTGACCACTTGTGTTGCTCAGTCATACCATTGGTATCAAAATGTTCATTAAGAAAATCATTAGCTTTATCATATGCTGTGTCATGTGATATAACTCGATATGTATTTTTATGAACTGCAATCAGTTCATTGTTCTCGTCTTTAACCAACTGCTTGTAGCCATCTAGCCTTGAGCCATGCTGGTTGTATACAGGTTCTTCACGTACCTGAAACATTAGTTCTTGTGGTAACATATTGTTCCTCCTTTGTTACTTCCGCTAAAGGCGTGGGATTATTTTATCACCCACAAGCTTTCGACTACAGATAGAATTTTGCTCATTGTCTACTCACAACCACCCTTGATTACCTCATGCATTTGCACATACTTCATCTCAAGTGTACCTTACCCCTCTGATAAAGAGTTGTTCAGTCAGCCGATAGGGGAAGCTATACCCCTACCACGAAACTTTTTAAACTTATAATTCTGCTCTAAATGAACAGAACTTATTTGACTTAACACGATCTAGTATTTTCACACCAAGTTCATATCGTGCATACCATTCTAAATAATATTGGTATTTACTTTTCTTATGTTCCTCTAACGACATACTTGGTATCGGTACAGGAATATCTAATAACTCACATATTTCTTCCCTTGTATAACCATTAGCTTTTGTAAAGAAATCATCTAACAATTCTTTTTTAGATCCAAGATGATCTAAACATTGAGCTAGTCCATGTTCTATTTTGTTTATATCTGATTCTTCATAGTAATATTCAAGATAGTCTGGTTGAAATCCTTGTGATCCAAAGAAGTCTGCATCATCACTTGATTGTATACCAAACCAAAACTTACCTTCTATATCTCCTTCGTAATATCTACCCATTTATATCCTCTCTAAGTTTTGATATTGCTTCATTCATATACTTGATTGTATGAGCTGTTTGTACAAGCTCTGCTTCTATTTGATCTGATATATTAGTAAGTGTTTTTACCATTTCAATATGTACTAATACAACATCATCAAACTTATGCTTGACATCAAATTGTACTACATCTTTATCAAGAGCATCATACATCTTTTGGCATGATTCAATCCATCTTAGTTGTAATACTTTTATTGATTCACTATTCATTACTATCCTCTTTCTTTTTTACTACCTCTAGCCATTCACCATGTCCTTCACATTCATCACAGGGATCTGATTCATCTGGTGCATCACCCCAAGGTATAACACCAAGTCCATTACATCTCATACACTCTACTCTAGCTTTCATTGTATCCTTTGATATTTCTATTTCTATTTCCATCACTCCTCCAAGTTCTCTTGTATTAATTTATTTACTCGATCTCCTATGTCTTTGATTCTTCTATCTAAATCCATAGATGCTTCATGTATATACTTAGCGTCAGTCATAATGACTCCAGCTTCCTCTTGACATTTAATGAGATCTTTTAGTATAGCTTCACACTTTGATACTTCTAATAGCTTCATTACTTTTTCTTTCTCTTGGTTGTTGGATTACTATCAACATCCTTTAGATGTACTGCTATCTTTGTTAGATTGTTAGTTAG